TCAACAAGGATTGCATAATCGCTTTACACCTGTTTTGTAATCAGGTAAAAGAAAGCTTTCAAGTGAGATTTGTTTCATCTTCCCGGTGAAAAGGTTACGATAATGGATATGGATACCATTGATCAATATATTGTTTTGACAAAGTGGGGTTGCAAGTGGCTTAAATTCGCATGGAACATTGTGGTGGATGGTGGGCCTGCTACCAAGCTCTCAGGGGTTGTTCTCAAGCACCTTGATGAGTCTAGCCTAGATCCATTGGATTTTGTTGATGGGTACATTTATGAAAATAAGAAGACCATCTTTAATGCAAAAGACAATGTTACTCAGAATGTTGGTGTTGTTGAACGTCGGAAATTGGTCATTAAGAAGGGCAGCAGATCCAAATTCGCTGCCTCCATTGCTTGTATAGCGTATAACAAGTTCGGTAATCGTAAGATGACCGAGGCTAATGTATTAGTTACAAGGAAATGGATTCAGAAATATCTTGATGAGCCTACTTTCAAAGATTTGAGGATTGTTGATAAAAATATTGCCATTGATAGGGCTTTATTCCTCTCATTCGTGCCGACTACGGATTTCCAGAAAATGACTCTGGTAACTGAAACATCAACATGGAAAAATAGAATGAATGCGGATTCAGTGTTTGGGAAGATCTTCCAGCTGGTCACCTCTAGTAGTAATACGGAGGTGGCTGGTCTATAGGGGTGCCCAGCAATGGCCATAGGTACTGGTTGCAGCTTTTCTAAGGCAATACAATATTTTGATCAGCACCTGCGTGATGAGAGCACAATTGTCATTTTTGATAAGGGTGTGGAGCGCAGGGCTGGTCAGGAAGATGTGCCAGAGATGCACCAGGACCGTTTGCAATGGGAAACCGTTGTGGGATGCCCTAGGGAACGTAGTTATACGAGGATTGCAGGTGTAGCACCTGACGTAGAAATAGTTCCTTTCAATAATGATATTAAAACTTTGCAACGAGCGGTGGTTGAACGGGTTTTCACTGTTAAAAGTGGGGATTCTTTCTCCAGACCACCACGTCCAGTTCCAGGTCATTTTAAGCGTGTGTTGGAAAATACTGAGAATCTTTTGAGACAATATCTTCCTTCGACCGCCCCTGTAAGTCATCAAGCATTTGTTGACAGTTATAAGGGCTGCAAGAAGGTATTTTATCAGAAGGCTTTGCAGGAGATCCATGAGGGTGGGTCGAATGATGAGCATGACGCAAAACTGAACGTATTTGTGAAGTATGAAAAGACGGATTGGACCTCTAAGAAGGATCCAGTCCCTAGGGTTATCTCCCCTAGGGATCCGAAATTTAACATTAAAGTCGGTAGATATTTGAAACCTCTAGAACATAGATTGTTTAAATCACTGGCGAAACTCTTCGGTCACCCGACCGTTTTGAAAGGGTTTAATGCAGAGCGTAGTGCAGAAATCTTGAAAGAAAAATGGGATATGTACAAAAACCCTGTAGCTGTTGGTTTGGATGCCAGCAGATTTGATCAGCATGTATCACTTGAGGCCCTTAGATGGGAACACCAAGTCTATTTGAATTGCTTCCCTCAGGGAAAACATAAACATAGATTGGGGAAATTGCTGAAACTACAGGAGCTTAATCATTGCACAGGATACACACCAGATGGGAAATTGAAATATACAGTTAAAG